GTTATATACCCAGGTTCATGCAGGAAATGGAATTGGCTGCTAATTACCTGCTGGAGCGCGGAATATTAATCACCTATGTAGGGTGGCAAGCTGAAGATCGCAGAATTATTCAAAGACTTAGCCCGGACCAGATACAGCTCAATGCCCCCGAAGTGCGCACTCTTGCTGCTGATGGAGATTTCTTGTTTCCTAGCTATGTTACCGATCCGCAGCGCAGTCCTTATTGCTTCTGGAGAACTTACTACACAGCGCAGCAGTTAGAAAATAAAGTTGTCACGGAGGACTGGAATGAAGATTTCGTGCAGACTGTTATTGATCGTTACAGGGGCGTAAATGTGGACAGTGTTGAGGTCGAGCAGGAAGGTCGAAGGTTCAATTTTACAAGCAACAACACTACCTACGAAGCGGACGAACTCATAGAAATCGTGCATGCGTACCAAAGATTGATTGATCCAGAGGATGGATCCGAGGGCATATATTGCACTATCTTTCACAGAGAGTTCCAGTCCAGCACGGAGACGGACTACGCTAAATTTGAACTGATGAACGGATACGATGACTACCCAGTTATCGTCACTAGACTTTCGAACAATAGTAAACGACTCTATGATGCAACTTCAATTCCAGCGCAACTGAAGGGATTGCAGCAGCAAGTGAAAGTGGAGCGCGACACAAGAATTGATCGCAACAGTATAACTACACTTCCCCCTATACTGCACCCATTCAATCAACCCCCGTCTAACTTCGGCCCTGGTTCCTTGATCCCGCGCAGACGTGAAAAGGATTACGAATACATGGATCCGCCTCCAGCCTCCTCAGCTGAAAGCAGCATAGAGATGGAAAATCGGATGGAGAACCAGGCAAATCAACTGACTGGACTAGCTGATGATGAAATAAGTACAGCTCGTAGGCAGTTCCTGGTGGACAAGTTCTTGAAGCATTGCTCGGACGTAATAAACATGTGCTTTACTTGTTTTCAGCGCTTCGGTCCTGACTATGTTTACTTCAGGGTCACTGGAGCGCCCGACCCCGTTCAATTCCAGAAGGGATCCCCTGATGAGAATTACGACATTACAATATCCTTTGATAGTCTAAGTACCGATCCAGAGACGCAATCCAGCAAGATAGAGCAGATGATCAGCTTGTTGAAACTGGACAGACGTGGACGCGTGAATGTTGATAGTCTTTTGACTGCAGCAATGTCCAACATTGATCCCGTCCTTGCGGATACTATCATGCAGGAAACAGAAACCGCTTCACAGGAGATCCAGAATCAAATACTGGATGATCTATCCAAGATTTTTGCAGGTATAGAGATGCCAGCTAGACCTAATGGAGGTCAAGTAGCTTCTCAGCTGATACAGCAATACGCGCAGCAGCCTGACATTACTGCTAAATTGCAGCAGGATCAAATGTTCGCGGAGAGACTGAATAAGTACGCAAGTCAGTACACATTCCAGCAGCAGCAAATGGTCAATGCTACTGAGTTCGGGCAACTCGGCACTGAAGCCGCTAGAGTTGGAGAGATACAAACTCAGGGTGCGGAGTAGTTATGATACCAGACGACATTGAATCCCTGAAGCATCACGAAGCATTCGCTTCTCTTGTGCAGTCAATCGTGCAGATGCGAGAGGATTGCATACAGGATTTGCACAAAGCCGACATGGAGGTAATTCAACAGACTTCAGGTAGAATATTAGCGCTTGATGAAATTATAGAACTTTGCGATTGGGAAGTTTTAAGGAATAGATTTCCTAATTCTTAAATCGACAAAAAAGTAGTGCTATAATGCATCATCGCCATCGCTGGCGCAAAAAGCGTTATTATGAATGAAAGTCAAGAAGCAGCAATCGCCGAAGCTGCACCCAAGCAGGCGACCAACATGTCATTATCACAGTTCACCAGGAGCAGAGCGGGTCAATTGACCGCGCAAGCAACTGAGACTACAGAAACCGCAGCGGAGGGTCAGGTTCTTGGTTCGGAAACGAATCAAGTTGAGCAGGAGACTGCTGAAGCACCTGCAGCCGTTGCAGAAGATAATAGCATTAACGAGGATTCCGAAGAAGAAACTTCAGTGGAGGAGTCCGAGCAATCGGAATCAACCGAAGAAGAGACTTCAGAGGATGTTCTTTCTCAGATTGAATTGGATGATTTATCCGAAGATGACTTGCGCGAACTATCCGAAAAACTCGGTAGTCGTGCAGTAGCCAGATTCGGTGAATTAACAGCAAAGCGCAAAGCAGCAGAAGCTGAACTAGAAAAACTCAAGGCGCAAGCCAAGAGTCAAATCACGCCTGAAGTTAAGGATTCGGACAACCCGTACAAACATTTAGAAAATATCGATGAACTGCAATCAGTTGCAAAGCAAGTCGAAGATGTAATTGAATGGGCCGAGGATCTTATATTCAATAGTGATGGATACTCAGCTGATGAAGTAATTACGGAGGTCGAGGGCAAAGAAATGACCAAGTCCGACGTAAGAAAGCACCTTCAGAATGCCAGGAAAGCCGAAAAGAAATTCATCCCTGCACAAGCTCAAAAGATTCAACGCATCCAGGATGCGAAAGAATCAGGAGAGAACCTAATTGCCAAGGCAAAAAAGGAGTTCAAGTGGATGCAAGATGACAATGAGGTAAATTCCAAGTACAATGATATGCTCAACGATGAGCGCTTAAAAGGACTTGATAAGTTCGACCCAGAGGTTTCAGCTCAATTACCATATCTTCTTGCGCATGCAGCAAACAGCATGTTCGGAAGAAAATTGGTACAAGATGAACCCAGAAAGGGCAGGCTTATTCCTCCTTCCAGCACTCCTGCATCGGCTAAATCCGAAAAGAAAATGCCCAGTGCCGTTAAGAGTCTAAATAACGCATCCAATCAATTTTTGCAAAGCGGCAAGAAAAACGACTACATTCGACTCAGAACACTTCAACTATCTCAATAATATAATAAAATGTCATTATCTAATACATTCTCCCCTGCACCTACTGGTGTAAATACACAGGGTTCGTCTGTATCCAATCGCGAGGACCTCACTGATGTCTTGACCGTTTTGGCTCCAGAAGAAACACCTGTTCTATCATCTGCTTCCAAGCAAAAAGCAAACAGCACTTTCGTTGAATGGACTGTTGACACTCTTGCTGACGTAAGCACTGACGGTATCTCGGAAGGTTCCGATATCACTTCATTCACGGACAAGTTCTCAAAGCGTGCTCGTCTTGGCAACTACATTCAGAAGTTCCGCAAGGATTACCTTGTATCTGATCTTCAGGAAGCTGTTGACTCGGTTGGCCCTGCTAAGGTTGCTCAAGCTGAAGCTAAAGCAATCCGCGAGCTAAAACGTAACGTAGAAGCTACTCTTATCTCTGACAACGAAATGTCATCAGAGGACGGACAAGGTACTCCTTACAAACTTCGTGGTCTTGGCAAGTGGATCCAAAACGGTGAACAAGCTGTTAACCCTGTCCCTTCTGACTTCCGTACTAGCACTGATTCTCTGCACCTTACTGGCGATTTCAGTGAATCGACGCTGAACAACCTTATCACTGGTATCTACCGCGAGACTGGATCTACAGAGAGCTTGACTCTTGTTGCTGATACTGCTCTTCGTCGTAAGATCAGTGACTTCGCTCGTTTTGGTGCTGAGGTTAATGACGGATCAAACCCTGGTGTTCGTTCGGTTAACTACAATGGTAACGAAGCTCAAATCACTCTTTCGGTTGAAGTATACCAAAGTGATCACGGCATGGTTTCTATCGTGAACATGAATCCTGACACTGCCCCTGACACAAGCAACAAGGACACAGGATATCTCATCAACCCTGAGTACTTCGGTGTTTCTGAATTGATTCCAATGGGAAGCACTCGCCTTCCAAATCTTGGAGCTGGTGAACGAGGCTATGTTGATTGCGCACTTACATCTCTAGTGTATCATCCGCAAGCTCACGGTAAGATCACTGCAATCGCTTAACCCTTAAGGAAAGGAATATAATAATATGTCACTTCTAACCATAAATGAATTCCCCAAGGGGTCTTTCACTGACGAGATCGTCATTACACCACAGGATTTCACTGGCACAACTGCTGCTGCTGAAACCATTGAATACAAAGTTCCTGCTGGCAGTGCTGTAGTAGGATGCGGAGTAAAAGTTGTCACTCCATTCTCGGGTGCTTCGCTTAGTGCAGTAGCACTTGATGTTGGCGAAACCGCTGATCCTGACGGATATATTGACGCAATGAACATCTTCACTGGAGGCGATACCTTTGCCTACAACTCTGGAGATCTTCTTGACGGAACTACATCTGTGCATGATTTCTTCGCAACTGCTGATACTGTCGACATCTTGGTAACACCAACTGGCGATGGACTTGCTGATGCAACAAAGGGTGAAGTTAAAATTAGCTTCTCTGTTGTTCGTCTTGCATAATTAATTCTGGTCGGGGGGCTTCGGCCCCCCACCTTTTTTATGGATATAATTATTCCAAATCTTCCCAGGTATTCGGACGGAGAAGTAGATCGTGCGTTCATGCGCGAAATCCAAAATGGATACAAGCGGGAAGTCGCCTTAGAAAAACAAAGAACTGATATTGCTGCTAAAGAAGCAAATCAGCAAAGAGGCAAAACGCATCCAACTCTTGGTAAATGCGTAGCTACAATCCCAGCTAGGGATTTTTTTAGATTAACTAACAAGTACGGGCACGACACCGTGCATTCAAAAGAATTCATTAAGTACTACAACAAGAAGTTCCCAGAACTTAGCGCGAACAAGGCATAATGCAAACCAGGGAATACAAGGATCTATTTGCTCTTAGCACGCATCTAATTGGTGCAGTTGAACTTGTTGAAAATGAGCAGGATCAATTAGCTAGTTTTATTAACCGTAGGTATTTTGAGGCTTTCAGGAAGAGTCCAGTATGGCCCAGGTATCTTGTTAGCTCAGAAGCCCGTGATATTATTTCTTTGACTATCAGTGGTCTAGCTGCAGGAAGTTCAACGGACTCCTCATCTGTTGTAAATGGAAATTACATT